ATGCCTTATAAAACGACATTACCGTGGCGGAAATTTCCGCGCGATACCCTTCATAATCCTTCTTTGCTGTTTATTATTAACCGCATGAAAGAAGAGCACCGGCAGACGGTGTTTACGGTTTTTCTTGGGTTGTACTGTGAAGCTGATGATGACGGCTTTGTCGATATAAGCGATGAAGAGTTTTTTGCGGATCAATGTCTTACCGATGCCGACACGCTTAAGTTGATACTACAGCATTTTGAAAAGCGGCATTTAATTGAAAAGGTAGCAAAGGACGTTCCGATTTATCGCATTGTCGATTGGCTTTCTCCCTATCCGCAAGGCGGGGGTGGAAAAACAGCAGCAGAACGCCAAAAGGAATACCGTGAGCGGAAAAAGGAAGAAGCACAAACGCGCGAAGAACCCCCAGCCGCACCGCCTGTGGGTGAACCCGCCGCCCCGGCCGTCTCGGTAGAGCCGGAAACCTCTGCGAAAGAGCAAGGCGATGATGTCTACATGACAGACCGTGATGCGGCGCAAGAGGCTATCGATGAGCAGATGAGTGAAGATATTTGCGCACTCATTAAAAAGGGAGCGGACTTAACGGACGATGAGCTTATTAGTCAGATAAGATTGTATAAGAGCGCCCGCAAAGACGGCGCAAGCCGGGAAGAAGCGCAAGAAGCGGCGGAGCGGCTTTGCTCCATACCGGATAGATCAGAAAAAACCGAAAGCGAACAAACCGGCGCGGCCGCCGATTCCAGCGCCGCCGAGCCGACAAGGGAAGCCGCCGATGCCGACAGCGCCGAACCGACAGAAAAAAGCGTTATGCCGCCCGTAACGGACGGCATAACGGAGCATAACGCGTTATGTAACGACTGTAACGCGTTACATAACGGCCGTAACGCGTTACGGCCTAAGATAAGAGAAGAAGAAGAGAGAGACGGAGAAAGAAAGAGAGAGGCAGAAAGAGAAAGAGATCAAGAAAAAGATCAAGAAAGAGAGAAAGACGCAGAAAGAGAAGAAGAAAGTGAGAAAGAGACGGAAGAAGAGAGGAACAGGCAGAAAGAAACCCAAAAAGAGAATCCAGAATCGGGGGACGCCGTACAAGAGCCGGTATCGGAACGTGATTACAGCGATGTACAACACCTTGAAGGAAAAGGTAATGAACAAGAGGAGATAGAGGGCGGCGAAGGAAAATCGAGCGCCGTAAGCTGGATTACTGCCCTTTGGGAAAGCGTTTCACACGATGAGGTGGCCGTATCAGGGTTGGATGATGTGAAAAGAGCGCAGGCAGAAGCGCTTTTTCACAGTCATTTTAAGAAAACAGGCGGATCGCTCTACAGCGAAAGCGAGGCAGAGCGCACTTCTTTACGGTTTTTAAGCATGTTTTTACCTCCGTTAGCAGACGAGCGGAACTCCCTTGAGGTTGTAATAAGTCAATTTGTCGGGATTTTAAATAATTTTATCAAAAAAGGGGTGTTTTTCGGCTATGAGAAGTGCACGGCGCGCACCCTTTGTTCAAGTTATGTGTTTGAACCGGTCTTTTTAAAGGTTGAGAGGATTTTACAGGCAAAAACAGGTGGCGGAGCACGGTGGGGGCAGTGTCTTATCAGCTGTTTAAAGCATTTAAAGGCGGCAGAATACGCCGTAATGAGTATCGATAGCGGATGATGGGTAGGAGCGGATAATGGCGGAGGCGGAAAAGCAGGAGATAAGCGTAAAACCGGAAGATAAAACGGCGTGGGACGAGGAATTGTCGGGGAAAAAGCGGCTTTTTGTGCTTTTTTACTGTACGGAAGATGAGTGCTTTTTGAACGGAACCCGCGCGTATTTAAAAGCGTATAAGAATTGTCAGAGTGAGAACGCCGCTGCTGTCAACGCGGGTAAATTGCTCAGAAATGCTAAGGTAAAACAGGCAATAAAAAAACTCTTGCGTTTAGCGCGGGATGAGGACGATGAGCAAGCGGTATACCGGATGATTAAGCAGTTTGAACAGCTAAGCTTTTACAATCCTGCCGACATTATCGACGCAAGCGGAGCGCTTCGTGTGAAGGATTTAAAAGAGTTGGGAGCGCTTGCCTTGTGCGTGGAGCAGATAGAAACACGGGTAACCTCAAGCGGAAGCTATACGGTTGTAAAACTTGCGAACCGCCAAAAAGCGATGGAGGCGTTTAGTAAGTACCTGAACATTATTAGACCGGAAGTAGACATACAGGCGATGATGCCGGTTGTGATGCTTACCGGCAAGAATAGCGAATTTGAAAAGGAGGAGTAAATCATGGAATTTGACAAGAGTAAAGTTTACACCGCAGTTAATGCGGATGAATTGAAGATTGGGAGAATTGAAATGAATACAACAGAACAAATTTTTAATGTCGGTAATAAAAAGTGCGAGAAAAATTGCCCTGTTCATGACTTGGTAACACATAACTCATGCATGTTTTGCGATGCATTACGGGACTCTCCCTACGTTGAAGCTTGTTTAAAAACCATGTCCGATAAACAAATACTAGCAATACAAAAAGATTTAGAGGAAGAATGGGGGTAAATCATGGAATTTGACAAGAGTAAAGTTTACACCGCAGTTAATGCGGATGAATTGAAGATTGGGAGCAAGTGCATTTTTGCGGATGATTTAAGAGAGTTAAGACGTTTAGTGAGCATAGAGGATACCTCGCAGGTTTTAATCGCAATCAAAGGAGAATCTTATAAATATCGCTTTGAACAGGCAAAAGCCGACTGTATGGGAGATACCCTTTTTGCCCTTGCCTATCTCATCGAACCGCCCTCCGAACCGAAGCCAAAACCGTACAAGCCATTTGAGAGTGTTGAAAAAGCGATGGAAGCAATTAAAGCGCATGGCGGGTGGGTAAATGATAAGATAGGACTATCTTATTTCGTTACAGCGTATGACAAAAAACAAACAGGGCGCGTTATTTACATAAATAATTGGTATAGCTTACAAGAATTACCCGCATTTTTTACATTCACTGACGACGGCAGCCCCTGCGGGGAATTGGTGGAGGAGGAGTAAAGCAATGACAGACTACGATTTTGAAAATATTACCGAGAGGATTATTACCATTCTCAAGATTGTACTACTAGCAATAGTATGCGGAATTGGGTTACTGGCTTTAATTTCCGGGATTGCCGTTGCATTGGGCTAGAGGGGAAAAATACTATGCTCATATTTCCATTAAAAAAAGAATGGTATGAAAAAATCAAAAGCGGTGAGAAAACAATAGAGTATCGTGAAGTAAAGCCGTATTGGACGAAAAGACTGCTTCGTGCCGAATATAGCGATTATTGTGCTGCCCAACATGTCTACAAAAAACACTTCATACATGGCAGTAAAAAATATTTTGTATTCGAAAGATATGAAGCCCCATGTTTTTTCCGTTTAGGCTACACAAAAGAAAGGCTAGACGCATGGATCACAAAAATTGAGGTTGTAGACGGTAAAGATACGGATTTACACATAGATAAACCGGTATACGCAATCCATTTTAAAGACGTAAGAAGGGTACCATACCCACGATGATTCTCTGGGAACCGCAGCCGAAGCAACAACTTGCCCTTTCGTGCCCGGCGTTTGAACTTTTTTACGGGGGAGCGGCGGGCGGGGGCAAAAGTGATTTCTTACTTATGGACTTTCTGGCTGGTTGTAATGAAGGGCGCAGCGCGTGGCGGGGAATACTATTCAGGAGGACGTATAGAGAGCTTGAGGATTTGATTATCAGAGCGAAGGAGCTTTATATTCCGCTTGGGGCGCACTATCATAAAACTGAAAATGTTTTTACCTTTCCGACCGGTTCCTTTTTACGCCTCCGCTATTTAGAGCGCGACGAGGATGTCGGAAGCTATCAAGGCCATCAGTATACTTGGTGTGGCTTTGATGAACTGGGTAACTATGCAACCGATTATTGTTACCTTTACATGATTAGCCGCCTGCGGAGTGCAGCGGGGCTTAAATGCTATATGCGAGCAACCGGAAACCCCGGCGGCGTTGGGCACAGCTGGATAAAAATGCGCTTTATTGACAAAAAAAAACCGAACACGATTTACACCGATGAGATGGGGCGCACTCGCTGTTTTATTCCGAGCCTTTTAGATGATAACCGTATTTTGATGAAAAACGATCCCGAATATGAAAAGAGCTTAACCCTTTTGCCGCGGTACCTTTATGAAGCGTTACGGTACGGCAACTGGGATATTGTCGCAGGGGCGGCGTTTGAAGAATTTAGGCGCGAAGAACACGTTATTAAACCTTTTGCCTTAGAGAGCGGGCAATGGTTTAAATTTTGTGCAATGGACTGGGGCTATGCGCGGCCCTTTAGTATCGGGTGGTGGGCGGTTAATAGCGAGGGAAGAATGATACGGTACCGAGAACTGTACGGCTGCGAAAAAGGAGAAGCGAACAAGGGGATAAAAAAAAGTGCGAGTGAGGTAGCAAAAGAAGCATACGCGCTTTCGGTAGCGGAAGGGGCTACGGTGATGGTCGCGGATCCCGCAGTCTGGAGTAAAACCGACAAAGAAGCGAGCATTGCCGAAAAGTTTGAAGCGGCCGGTTGGAAAATGATAAAAGCCAATAACGAGCGCATAAACGGAAAGATGCAGCTTCATCAGCTATTAAAAACAAAAGGTGAGGACGAAAAGCCGATGCTTTTAGTTTTTGACACCTGCTTTGATTTTATCCGCACAATACCGCTTCTTTTACCGAGTAAAGCGCACCCGGAAGATATTGATACTGCGATGGAAGACCATATCTACGATGAGACGCGCTATGCGATTATGAGCGAGTATGCAAGGCACCCTGCGAGGGCATTACGAAAACAGAGCGGACAATGGAGCTTCGCAAGTAAAAAAGCGAAAAGCGCCGGATGGGATCCGTATGAATAGGTCTATAGCGTATGGCGTTTTATTTGTCTTTTTTCTTTGTTATTTTCTTCCATAAAAATACACATAGGCCTAAATATCCTAGATTTAAAAGATAAAATACAGCCCCTAACTTATAAAGCGGAACGTCAAGAATCATCCCAAGACCGCCAAAAATAAGAAAATACAATACTATAAATAATAAAACAGCTAAAACGTATCTCATATTGAACCTCCGATTATCTTTCTATAAGAGTCAAGCTATGTAAAACCTTATCAAATATTTTTTCCCATCGTTCTGTCTCATTAACTCTATATGAAATTATAATGGTATGCATTCTATCGTTGTTTTCTATCGTATAATGCTCTACAAATACATAAGGGTTATTATTCAACTGCCTAACATATGAAATACAAAGGGCGTAATAACTATTTACTTTTTTTATCTTTGCTCCATTCCATTTTATAAGCTTTTGATTAAACGTTGTAGATTTTTTCTGGTTAAATGTTTCTTGTGTTTTAGTTTTAAAAAGATCACTTATAGTTTCAAGTTCATCCTTTGTCGCTTCTATTTTGGAATTTAATATATTAAAATCGCCTCTATTACCTATTTCAGTTTGAATAGTCATTCTACAATAAGTTTTTAGTGCATTTTCATCATGGCTATTTAAGCCTGCTTGCTGGATAACAACTCTATCTGGTCTTTCTGTCAGATTAAAGACCTTTTCTTTAGCTATGTCATTAAATTTTTTATAGCTACCAGCCTGTACTTCTAAACTATCCGGAATATATAAAAACCCGATACCTTCTATGTTAATTTTCGTTTCATCACAATATAGCCCTAAACTAAGGAAAAAGGCCATAAATACAAAAAGCTTTTTCATTTTTCCCCCTTTATTTCAGTTACAGTTAATAAAATTTTAAATTCTATACATAAAAAACTGTAACTTATTGGCTATAAGCTGTCAAGAAAAAAAATTTAAAGTTTTTTAAAAAGTTATATAACAAAATCAAAAGCTCTTCTTTAGAATGCCATTATGACAGAAGCGAAAAAGGATGAAAAAGAGGTTTTAAGCGACATTAAAACGCTTTTTGAACATCTTAAAACAAAGCGCAAAGTACACGAGGGGGAATGGCAGGACGTTACCACCTACATCGGAAGCAAGAACTTCGATTGGGAAGAAGTGCGCGATGAGGTGAAGCGGCCGAAGCGACACACAGGACGGCCTGCAGAATACCTTGATAAACTCGTGTCGGGTTTAATGGGATATACCATAAGCCCGAATGTTACATGGCTTAAACTTTCTTTAAGCGATTCGTCGATGCTCGATTATACGGGGGTGAAGGATTGGCTTGAGAATGCAGAAAAAGCGCTGTACGAAGAATTTAACCGCAACAATCTTTATACGGAAGCGCCCGCTTTTATCAGTAACGCCGCACAATTCGGACATGGGGTCATGCTCATCGATGAGAAAAAAGAGGCAGCCATCCGCTTTATGACGGTTTCCGCGCCGGAAGTATATATCGCGACAAACGAATATGGGGATATCGATACGGTGTGCCGGTATTTTTCGATGACGGTAAAAAACATCGTTGCGCGTTTCGGTTTAGAAAATGTCAGCGAGACGATGCGGAAGGATTATGAAGATGCACAAGGAAAGCAAAAGGAAGTAAAAATCCTTCACGCCGTTTTTCCGCGCGAAGAGTATGATAGCGATAAACTCGACGATAAAAACATGGCGTATGCAAGCTATTACGTTGATATGGACGGGGATGCAATCTTAGAGGAGTCAGGATACCACGAATTGCCGTACAGCGTTTTTATCTGGGAGCGCATTACGGCAAGCGCATACGGGGATAGCCCCGCGCGGAAAGCTATTCCCGATATGCGGCTTTTAAACAAGGCAGAAGAAGCACGATTAAAGCTCGCGCAGCTTGCCGCAGAGCCGCCGATGAATGTACCTGACAGTATGCGCGGCGTAGAAAGTGTCGTACCGGCAGGTTTTAACTACTATGAAAGCCCTGATGAAATTATGATGCCGATCAATATCGGCGCGAACTTTCCTATTACCCTTGATACCGTGCGGGATATTGAAGCGCGGATAAAAGACAAGTTTAACGTTGATTTTATGCTGATGCTCCAAGCGCAACAAGCGCAAAAGACGGCGACGGAAGTAGTAGAACTACAGGGTGAAAAAGCCGCGATGCTGACATCCCTTATCGTCAATCAAAATAAGGCGCTTTCTGAAATTGTGCGGCGCACGTTTAACATTATGTACCGGCAAGGGAGACTGCCGGAAACGCCTGCCATTTTAAATAATTCCGGGGCAAGCTTGAATATCGATTTTATCGGACCTTTAGCGCAAGCGCAAAAGAAACACCACCAGTCAGGCGGAGTGCAGATGAGTTTAATGCTTGCGCAGCCGGTTCTTCAATTATCCCCCGAAAGTGTTGACTACATCAATGGAGATGCGCTTTTAAAGAATGTGCTTGAAACAAACGGCTTTCCGCAAACGGCTATCAGAGAGGAAGAAGAAGTACAAAAGATGCGGCAAGCGAGAGCAGAGGCGCAAATGCAAGCGATGCAGATGCAGGCGATGCAACAACAGCAAGAAGCGCTGATGGGAAATTATGACAAATTAAATGAGCCGGTACGAGAGGGAAGCCCGATACAGGAGCTATCAGAGCAATTGCAAACAGGACTCGGAGGAGAAGCGGACGATGGAGCACAATAGAGGACGATGCGAACTGCCGGGCTTTGAGACAGCGAGGGGCGAGGAGCAACACGAAGAATTACAAAAAACATTCAAAAGAGTATTTAAAAGTGCAGACGGCAAAATCGTATTTAATGCACTTTTAAAAGACCTCTTTTATTTTGATGCGGCAACAAGCGACGCTGAAAAAGCGTTATGCGAATATGCGAAGTTTTTTATAAGGGAGCGATTGGGAATAAAAAAGACGCTATCCATCACGGACGCTTTTTTATCAAACCTTGACTAACCTTATCAAAGACACGCGAGGAACTTTAAAAAGGAGTAAACGGATATGGACACATTAGATCAGAATACTGGCAATCAAAGTCTACAGGGTGCGGGGAATGCAGGAAGCGTCGCAAGTATCACCAGCACTTCCATTACCGGCGCGTTTCATGACGCAAAAACGGGAGAGGCGAAAGGCGGAGACGCTTTGAAAAACTCGACCGCGCAAGGATCGAACGGAAACACACCGGAGCAGACAGCGGCCGAACCGGCAGCAGCAGTACAACCGGAGCTTAAAGCATGGGGGGCGCAGCTATCGAAGGAACTGAAAGAGAATAAGGACGCGGTAAAGGCGTTAGCAAAGTTTGAAGATATTTCAAGCCTTGCTTCTTCTTATATCGAACTTGAAAAAAAGCTCGGTAGCATGCACACGTTACCCGGAGAGAAAGCGACGAAGGAAGAACTTGACGCTTTTTACAAAAAGCTTGGCAAACCCGACGCGGCCGATAAATACGGCTTTAAGCAGGAATGGGACGCAGAAAAACGATTCGCACAAGTGGCGTATGAAGCAAACCTTTCCGATGCGCAGGCTAAAAGCCTTTATGATTTCTTTCATAAAATCGGGGAAGAGCAGCAGGCACAGCTTGCCGAAACGGTAAAAAAGCAAGCCGAAGAGACGGACGCCGCATTGAAAAAAGAATTTGGAAACAAGGTGAGTGAAAAGATGGAGCAGTATACAAAGGGGCTTAAAGCGTTCGCTTCTGATTCTATTTTTTCACAATTGGAACAAACGGGCTTAGCTTATCATCCCGATTTTGTAAAAATGTTTATCAAAATCGGAGAGGCGCTCGGAGAAAGCCGCACGGTACTGGGAGACGGAAACGCAAGTACACGCGGCATTACGTCAGCGCGGGATGGCGGCACGTTTTCATTTTTTGGCACATAGATTGATAAGGAGTAGTATATGCCTACGTTAAGTATGACAGACCAGCTTACGGCGCTTGAAGTAATGCGCAGAAGCGGCAATCAAGACGGGTTTCATATTGTCGAACTTTTAAGCCAGACGAATGAAATATTAAAAGATATGCCGGTATTGGAAGCAAACGACGGCACCGTACATAACACGATTGTACGTACCTCACTGCGGGGCGGAACGCACCGTAAATACAACGAGGGTATTAAGCCGGGAGCAACGACAACGGACACGAAGCAAGACCGCATTACGATGCTGGAAGATTATAGCATTGTCGATAAAGACCTTGCGGAGCATTCGGGCAATGTAAAATCATTACGCGAAAGCGAGGCGCAAGCGTTCTTGGCCGGTATGGGACAAACGCAGGCGGAAGAGCTTATTTATGGCAACAATGCTCGCAATGAAGCGGAGATTAACGGCTTTGCGGTTCGGTTAAGCGATTTAGCGAACAAGAACGTTATCAACGCAGGAGGGACGGGCAACCGCTGTACGTCGATTTATGTCTGTGCAGTCGGCCGCGGCTTTGCGCATTTAATTTACCCGAAAGGCAGAAGCGATTGCGGGATTAAAACCGAAGACATGGGCGTACAAAATTGGCCGATGGGAGAAGGGCGCGTTATGCCTGCATACGCACAGTTTTTCTCTACACATTACGGGCTTTCGGTTGCGCACCCGGATGCGGTTAAGCGCATCTGTAACATCGATCAGACTACCAGCGGGGATAAGATTGTAGAGCTTATCCTTGAAGCAATGATTCGTCTCCCTGCCGGAGCGCAAACGATTGCGATTTACTCCAATCAAGACGCCCTCGTCAAAATCGATAAGGCGGCATGGAGTAAAGGGAACGCCGTCTTTACGAGTACCGATCCGTGGGGCGAATTGATTACGCACATTAGAAAGGGGCGATGCCGAAGAGTGGACGCAATCCTTTCGACGGAGCAAGCGCTTGTCTAATTGGTAATTGGTAATTGGTAATGGGTAATGGGTAATGGGTAATTTAAAGCCGTTACCCATTGCGTGAGTTTTACATTTTTTTCAAAGGGGTACTAAAGATGACTAATTTGTATTTGGATAAACGGCTTGAATTTTCGGAAAATCAGGCAATTACCGCAAGCGCGGAAAGTGAGAACGTGCTTGATTTTGGCGTAGAACACGGGAGCGCCGCAGGGAAAGCAATTGACATCAGAATTAAAGAAGATTTCGCTGGGGGCACGTCGCTCCAGTTTGTATTGCAAGACAGCGCAGACGGGACAAGTTATACCGATAAACTTACTTCCCCTGCCTTTCAAGCAGCACAATTAAAGGCGAAGGGGGAAGACGTGTTTTATTCCCTTGCCATTCCGAAAGGGTTACGCCGGTTTATCCGTTTGAAATACGTCGTAACGGGAACGTTCACGAAGGGGAAAGTTCATGCCATTTTAAACACGGAAGTGCGAGGTTAATTGGTAATGGGTAATGATTGCGGAATATACCGCAAAAGCATTACCCATTTTTACACACGTTTTTTTAAAAGGACATTGTATGACAAAGAAAGAGTTTGAAAAGATGAAAGAGAAGATGAGAGCGGAAAACCCGCTTTTAACGGAAGACCAGCTTGAAGATATTATCGCCGAAAGCGAAACAGGCGGCGGCGATGCAGGCGGTGAAGGATCTTCGCACACACCGGATTGCGGGGCGCCGGATGCGAATGCGCTTACGCAAGAAAAAGCGGCGCTTGCACAAGAAAGGGAAACCCTTGAAGCGGAAAAAGCGGCGCTTGCACAAGAAAGGGAAACCCTTGAAGCGGAAAAAGCGGCGCTTGTCAAAGAACGTGAGGAGCTGGAAGCAGAAAAAAAAGCGCTTTCCGAGAAAGAAGAAGCGATGAAAGCCGCCGCCGGTGTACCGCAGGCAAGCGGGCCGGGTAACGGCGATAACGGGAAAGCGGTTACCTACGTGTGTAAGACGCGCTGTACCTTTAACGATCAGTATTATCGCGAAGGGGATAGCCTTACGACGAGCGGTGAGGTACCGGATTTTTTTGAAGCGGTGGAAGAAGCGTAACACTCATCTTTTTTTTAAAGGATTTTTTTAGAGGCTTTTCAGGCGGTGTGGCGTTCCTTTTTTCTCCCTTAGCGACGAAACCTGTTAAGCCTCTTTTTTTTCTCGATACCGAGCAAGATGGAGCAGATGATGAATATTGACCGCGCATTGGCAAATAGAGCGCTTGCGGCAGTAGGACAAAGTGAACTCGATAGCGCTGACACTTCTTCGAAAGCGTACCTGATGGTAAAAAAATTTTATCTTACCACGATGCTTGAAAGTTTAGAGACTGCCAGCTGGACGAGCGGTAAAAAACGAAAGGTATTAGAAAAAGCGGCTATCGATAACTATACCGATTTTGCTGGGGCGTATCGGCTTCCGATTGATTGTGGAAAGATTATAGAACTCACCGATAGGAGCTTTTATATCGTTGAAGGGAATATCCTTTATACCGATTCAAATGAGCCGGTATTAGTGTACGTTACGAATGGGAGAATCCCAGAAGGAACGGGGAATCCTGATGAGGATTTTCCCGATTATGCGCCGCCTGAATATGAGGCAATGTTTTATCAAGCGTTTGAACTACGCTTAGCGAGCAAGTTTGCCCTTGAACTTTCCGGAAAACCTGATTTACACCGGATGCTATTACAGGAAGCGGCGATGATTGAGGCGGCAGGATATCGCAACTCCAAAACGTTAAGCGCCGGAAAGAAGAAAGGGAAACAATGGTGGATCGGTTAA